CAGTCAACTTGTCAAAATCAGCGTCCCCGGGATTCTTCCCTAGGGCTCTTAAATCGTTACCGTTTGCGTCAACATTACCAGACTCCCCGACAACTTTCATGCGCCTAAGAATTTGAGATTTTATCGCTTTATTGTCTAGATTTTCTGTAGATATAGGAATCAACTGGTAATTAACACGATAATTAGTGCCGTTTGCAATAGCACTATAGACTCCAAATTCTGAGCTATTGCTAGGACTAAAGGCATGACAAAAAACATCACCATCATTTAGCTCTTTATCGTTGCTTTGCACCGGAAAAACAAACACATCGGAATCGTCTTCTTGAACGTCAGGATCTCCTCTGTGCGACTTGCCTTTTGTTCCATACCGCTTATCTGAACCAATAATTCTGTATTTATCTGAGGTACTTGAATCACCGTGCCAATAAAACGCAAATAAATCCTTAAAGACTGTATCTAAAGGATTATTGCCGAGAAAAATCCCCTCAAGTTCAGGCGGCTGAATACCTGCGCTACCTACACCTTGCTCGCCAACAACAAACATCAGCTTGGCACGTTGCATCGTGCCATGGCTAAACATGCGAGACCAAATTAATTTTGGTGTCGTAAGCATTCCGCCAATGTTGTCTTTGTAAAGGCCAAAGATCAACGGGATAGGTGACGCATAATCTGCTAGCTCTGCAAGCGTTTCAAAACCGCGTGATGGTGTAAAACGACTGGCCCCTGTAACACTGCCAAGGTCAATAATGCCGCCTTGTTTTTGTGCGGCAGGCATCTTGGGCTTTGGGGTTAGCAGGTAACCGATGCCACTTATGACAACGCCAATTGCTAAATTGGTAAGGGCTACAGTAGTCGCGCTTTTTGCTGCTGCCCCTGCTGCCATTCCTAAAGGCCAAATACACTGAATGTCAGGAATATTTTCGTAAGCTGCTGGCCTTATGACTCCTCGGCGTTTTGCTTCAGTTGTAAACCTTTGATATTCCTCCTCAGTTACTCCAATTGTCGCAATTAACTGTTTCTCGAACGGAAGCAGTGGTACGTCGTAAACAGTCGGACCGAAGACCACTGAACCTTTTCCGTTCTTGGCTGCACGTACAAAATTCCCGTTTGCCATGTCACTGCGAAAGTCCAAGATTTTTCCGGCAGTAGCAGAATGTCCCCATCATACGCAGGCTTTTCAACTCGCAAACCCCACCGCATCAGATCCCGGCACACTTCCCATTTGCTTGCCTCATACCAGCTCTGCTTAAAAGGTGGCGCGTTGATGCCCATCCGCTCCAATGCTTGGTAGCAAAGGTGAATGCAGTCAATGTGACCGTCACTGCCGTCAGCACCAAGCCGATACGGCATCCCAATGAGATCACTGCAATCGGACATTATTGGATACAGGCAAATTGCCAACCAGTTTGCGCGTTAGAGACCGCCTTGGAATATCCGTTCCAACAGCGTCTAAAACTGAACTGAGGAGCAAGTTGAGTGAAACGTTGTCCCAATCACCGCCAACTACTTGGCCGATGTAACTATGCACGCGATCATGAGAACCAGTTGCTGAATCCGAATCAACAATTAAAACGTCTACTTCCATAATGTAATGGTCTCTAATGGAAGTAACTGCCCAGCCACGGGTCAGATCATTGTTTGGGAAAACTAATGTCGCTTCAAGTCCATCGCCTGTACGGTTGACAGTGACTCCAGAAAAACCAAACGGCACAAACGTATATTGATTGCCATCAAAAGTCATCTCCTTGTTGATAAAAAAGTTTTGAAATTTAAACTGAGTTAATAACCCATTGTCGCCAATCGCCTTAATTCTTACGACGTGGCCTAAAGCGTACTGGCTCATATTCCAATCCTCCTGCGGGCACTGCTACTCATTTGTAAACGCTTCAGTGTTTGCTGTTCACCTTGTTTAGCACCTTGTGTTGCAGCCTGCTGCATTCCATTTTGGAATTGATCCGCAGTCACGTAATCAACGCTGTTGATTCTTTCAACGGTGTAGCGAACATCAATTGGAGCGGCAACAGCAAGTCCACCACCTCCGCTTGACGCTCCAGAACCACCTACTTCTGGGATAACAGAACTACCGCGACTGCCGCGTGAATAACGCGACATGCTTTCACGCATCTTTGATTCAGGTATAACGTATTCAGGCTCTCCGCCTTCACCAATCAAAGCATTGGTTGGGCCTGAAACATAACCACCCTCTGCCATAGGGAAGACAGAAGGGCTTATTGCATTGAGGCCAGTGCGTACCCCAAACTGAAGGAACAATGAGCCAACGTCCCTAAGCACGCTTGCAAGGCTTTCTTGCAGGCTTTTTGTGCCGTCAATGGCACTCATGATTCCGTTGACGATTCCATTCTCGATGGCGGTGCCTACATTCTTGTAAAGGTCTTCAAGTTTTTTAGCCTGCTTTGCTGCTTCATCAGCTTGTTCTTTTTGCTTTTTGGCTAACTCGTCCGCATCTTTTTTGCGTTGTTCGTTTGCCTTATTAATTGCTTCGGTCGCGTCTTGCTGCTCATGCAATGCAATAGTGGCCGCAAGTTCAGCTCGTAATTGCTCTTCAGAAAAGCCTTTTGTGTTTTGAATAATATCTGCAATTTGTATCTGACGCTCAAACTGTTTTTGCTCTTCTTCCGTTAAGGCGCTAGCAAGCAACTTTTGTTGCTCTAATGAGCGAACACGTTCGGCAGAGGCTTCCGCAATCTGTTGCGCACGATCAGCTTCCTTGCTTTGAGCCCCACTTCCACCAATTCCTGCTCTGCCCTGGAGAAGCTTAGGGATTGTCATGTCTGGTGTTTTAGGAGCATTTAACTGATCCAGGCCAAACCCGGCTTCTCGAAGCCTATTTCTCTCACCTCTTAACTGTGCTCGTTCTTGGCCAGTAAGCCTGCCGCCGCCTTCTAAGCCAAGGTTTTTCCGCGCCTGTTTGTCAATAGCCGAATTTCTTGCCATTTGGCCAAACAAATTATTTATTTGGTTCGTAATAGTCGTTAAGAAATCAATAATTCCTTTAAAAATTGGTGATAGAAATTTGCCGATGTTTTGGCCAAATCGCTGGAAAGCATCCTGCAAGGTGGAGAGCTTGCCGAACAAAGTATCGGACTGTGCAACCGCACCGTTTGCGTACTTGCCGCCTTGCTCCGTTAAACGAATTAAAGCAACGTTTGCAGCTTCCGCACTGATCTGACCTTTTTCAAGCGCCTTGCTGAACTCAGTGCCGGACATCTTGTACATCTTTTGCAGCTCCTCGCCAAGGCCAACGCCTCGTTCTTGCAGCTGCAGCAATTCTTCGGTTTGCAGTCGGCCTTTAGCTTGAATCTGGCCAAACGCTGTTGCGATGCCGCCAAGATCAGCACCAGTAGCTCCGGCAACATCAGAAAGCCGCTTAGTCACATCAACAAGCTGTTTAGTTTCAAAACCAAACGCTTTGAGTCGCTTTGCTGTTTCAATTAACTCTTGACTTTCAAACGGCGTTACTGCGCCAAATGCTTGTAGCTCTGAAATAATCTTCTTTGCAGTGTTTAATGAACCAGTAAGCACTTGCAGGCTTTTTGTTTGCCTCTCTAGTTCACCAGCCGCACCAAAACTAAATTTTAAGAACGCTGCCGCACCAGCAGCTGCCGCAGCAATTGCAGCTGCCTTGCCAAAACCTTTAAAACTCGCAGCCGCCTCTTTTGCTTTATTTTTAATTTTCTGCAAAGCACTGACAGCTTTAGCCCGCATTTTCTGAAATGCGGGGCCAGTACGTTCAACAGCTTTTTTGAGCTTGTTAATTGCCTGCTCAGCTTTTTTGCTTACGGTGTTAACGGCGCGAAGCGGATTGACAGCCTTAGCGGCTTCAACAATCAGTTCTACCGAAGCCCTTGCCATAACCGCTTAGCAATGCCCTCATACTACCGCCGACGCATTTTTGCGCGATCCATTGCCCTCTCTTCTCTTTCGCCTTTTGCTTGATAGTACGCAGCAAAATAAGCAAGCTCCGCATCGGTTAACTCCGTGCGAAGCCTGCTAACGGTCATTCCAAGTTCGCAGGCCAGAAAAAACTCAAAGTTGAGCCAACTGTCCTGCTTCAGTCGTTTTTTGCTTCTTCTAGGTCAACCTCTTGATTTAGGCCAAACAGAAACAGCTCAACATCATTCAAGACAG